GTGATTTAATAGATAATTAGCTCTAATTTCACGAAAATCTTTCCATGTATAGGTATAATATTTATTTATTTTTTGAGACTCAGCATCAAATTCATCTTGATTAGTTACTTTTCTTTTTATCAAATTAAGTAAATCATTTAAAACTTCTTTCTGCTTATCCTCTTCTATTGCTGATATTGAGTCTGGATTAGTAACAATCACCCTATAATCAAATATTCTTTTAGACTCTTCACCTCTAAGAACATTTAATTTATTATTCATTATAGCAAAGTGCTGTAAACTATCAGGTATATATGAGGCACTAATACTATCAGGATTAATTATTTTTTCAAATCATCCATGTGCAATATACCATTCAATAAATCATAATTTATCTTTTTATGAACAACTGATTTTCTAACTAAACTATAATTAAAGAAAGATTTTCCATCAGCCCAATCCATGTGTTTTTTTCTCCATGCCTTATTTTTTTGGCTGAAGGGCATCATTTGTCTTGGAAGATTTATTATTTCTGAACCCATAGTACAGTTTGTTTACATTGCAAAGATACTAAAAATAAAAGCTGTAGCATATTGTGTAAATGTTTTAATTATCTATTGACTCTAAAAAACTTAATTTTTGTGAGGCAAACTTATTCTCATAATTATTTTTGAAAAAATCATCATTTCCTAAATAATCTTTTTCATGAACTTCTGTTTTTTCTTGAGTAATTTCTCCACCATATAATATCATTCTCTGTTCTCTAAGTAGCATCGCCATACCTAAAGCTCTAATTCTATCTACATTTATTTCAGGGGTAAATAGTAAAGCTTCTTTAAGAAGGGCTCTATCTTGTATTTTATATAAATTCATTACTTGTACTTCAGTCTCTTCACCATCATGTTTCTCTATCTTTATATATGGTTTCACCATCCAATTTCTTATTAATGTATTGGCATAATTATTTATTGGCATAGTAGCATTAACACCCTTTAATTTATTTCCATATAATTCGCCTTTTATCATATCTTTATCTCTTAAAAACTCAGGACAATCTGATAATAAATAAAGACAGTTTTGCATTGAAAAGTATGAGAATAAACCTTTCTTATTATTTTCATATAATATAGTGGCATTATAAAATATTGCAGCTCTTCTACATTTTTCAAAGAAATCATTAGCAAGTACAGGTCTTCCTGTATATGAAGCTACTATTAAATCAGTAAACATATCAATAATATAAAATGAGCCTAATGATACTGTAGTTGATGAGTCGTCATCATAAGGGTCAACTCCCATTATATATCTATTACCAAATACTTTTCCTTCAGAGTTTTTTTCAGGCATTTTATATATTTCAACAGCTCCCTCACTCTTATTATCTTTTAAAGGAAAATCTCTTATAGGAGTAGCTTTTCCTATAATGAATTTTACTTCTCCTGAAGAGGTCATAGAAAAGTCTCCCACATAGACATCATTAAAGAAATTTGGATTAGCATCAATCTCTGCAATTCTCTCTGATATATCTATCACAGGAAACATATTTTTAGTAGATTTTAATATAACTTCAGCAGGAGTAATAGGTACTTCAGTAACAGATTTAACTATTGTTTTTAAATCTGTAGTATTATATTTTATTATAAATCTTTTAGCCAGAATTTGTAAAAGGGCTTTAGTTACATCACTGTTTCCATTTACATCATAGCATCCCTCTCTATTCATATATCCGGGAAAGAAATAAACAATTTTAGGTCTTGCTCTTCCTTCTATATCATATACATTATCTACTGCATTCATGTTATATCCTTTTGGATTATATATAATTTCTTGAGCAGCAGCAAAATCTGATTCATCATCACCAGCTGTACCAATAGCTAACATCATACCAAATACTAAATCACCATCTTCAACAGATGGACGTAATGTACCATATAAACTAAGTAAATTAGGAAAAGAACCAAATTCCTCAATAGCAATTAAGCATCCTCTTTTTCCTCTCATCTTTGATTCATTATCTTTTGATGAGGCTCCTATAACTTCATTTAATGTTCCCTTTCTTGTGCCTGTATTAAGGTCTATATACCCTAATATCCAATGCATATCATCTAATGAATTTTTCAATCTTCTGCTTGGAAATTGTGTATTTTGTGCACAGAAATCTATGTATGAAACAAATTTATTTAATATTCCATCCTTTGTTAAATATTGTTTATCATAAGCTGTAACAAAACATTTAACATTCTTATTAGCTGTAGCACTTTCACCAAGAATAAATCTTTTACTTAACATTGAAGCTACTGTATAAGATTTACCTGAACCCCTTCGTGATAATTCCGCTGCATGATGTCCATTTTTTCTTGCTTGTTCGATATAATGAAATTGATAATAGGTACCTTCCCAAATACGTGGAAAGGCAGTAGTTTTATAAGCCATGCCTTTTGAATTTTTTTTAGTTAATTCTATTTGACAATAGTTCAAATAAAAATACATATCACCCGGTATCCACTCACCATCAGAGGGTCTTACATAACCATCATAACATCTTCTAATCTCTTCTCTAATGTATTTTCCATATTCACTTGAAGGATTACTATTAGGTCTTAAATTAGTATAAAAACCATGCTCTTCATAATAAGCAGCAGCAGGTCTAAAGTAGTCCATATCCTCCAATATATGTGGTTTAGTAATATCTACTATTATCTTACCATCACTATCTCTTTCTAAATCTTTAGCATAAGGTCTGTTATCATCTATTAAATTCCTAATCATAGGAACAGACGATAAGAAAAAATGAAATTGTTCCACAACTTCATTATCATATTCCTCTAAGTGTAAATCTTCTATGGTAGTTTGATATTTATTCATTATAAATCTACACCATTTTCAAATATTTTCATATCACTACCTCCCCTCGCTCTATTCCCCTCAGCAATTTCACCAGCAACAAGTTTCTCAGTAGCAATTAAATCTTTTGCTAATTGTGGAACTTGTCTAAGAGCTGAGGTAACAGAGCTAATAGTATATTTAGGTTGACCTTTATTATCAGTTTCATTTAAATCAATATCTCTAAGAAACTTACCTAATTTATCTACAGTTATTCTGGTGTTTTTTAATAATTGTAATGAAGTGGTTTCAATAAGTTTTTTATAGATTTCAATAGCTTCTATCATTTCTGCAGATAGAGTGTATTTATCACTAAGACCCTCTTGTTTTTTTATTTCATTAAGTCTCTCTTCATCATCTATAATATAACTATATGCACTACGAGGATCTGCATAAAAGTATAAAATAGACATTTGTTCAAGAAAAGTTTCCTTGTCTTTACTTTTATCCTTTTTATACAGTTTTCTAATAGGTTTTACAAGGAGAGCTTCATCAGTAACTCTTATTTGGTAATTTGTATATTCTATTAATTTCATTACTATTATTTATTAAATTTATTTTATATAACTAAAAAGGTCTGACATACAGACCTTTTATTTTATGCTTGTGGGGAATAAATGGGAACATTTGGAATATCCTCAAACTCTTCTACCACAAATGATATGTCTCTATCCTGAAGTAGCAAACAAGGTTTATCATCAAGAACTACTATATCAAAATTATAGCCCACTTTCGGATTATCAGTAATAACTCCATCTTTTAATGTACCCTCTTTATGCTTCATTACAGCAAATCTTTTAGGATCAATACATACAATATCATTAACTTTAATATCTCTTACATTAGGACCTACTGCAAGTACTTTTTGAAACTCTTTAATAGTGCCTGACTCTTTAGTAATTACACCATTTTCAGCTTCATCTATAGCATACTTATCCATAGTAGTTACCAGTGCAGTAAACATTGGTTTAATTTTCTTTACTTTTATCATTTTTAGATTTTTTAATAGGTTTTCTTTTAATAACTTTATCTTTTTTATCATCATATACACTATGTGAAGCATATATTTTAGCTGTATTACCAAGTACTGTGACTGCTTTCGTTATATCATCTTCTGTTGATGGAATAGCATCTGTAGCAGCAGTAGTATATACATTTCCACATTTACAATTATCTTCAGCTTTAGTATCTTTTGTTTGCTCTATTGGTTTAGGATATAACCCAATTCTTGTAAGTAGTATTCCATCATATTTACGCATTACACATAATTGTTTCTTTAATAGATACTTTTCTTTGAAAGATAATGATTTAAACATATTTGAATTATGGATAAACGCGTGTAATTTATCCATATTACGATTTAATTCTTTTTCTTCTGCTATCATTCTTTGCACAAATGCAGGTTGAGAAGAATCTGGTGTTGTGTTATTTGTTGTTGTCATAATTTTGTTTGTTTTTTAATCTATTTTTTAATCTGTTATTTAATTTATTTTTGAATTTATCACTTTCTCTGTTTTTCATTTTATATTTAATTGTTTTTCTGTAACTTTTAATTAATTTCATGCTACAGTATAACTTACCTATTCCGGGAAGAA